CAGCAGGTAATAAAATTTGGGGAACCTGTCATGAAATTGCACACATGCTTATTGAAAAGAATATATCATATGGAAACTCAGCTCTGGAGCCAGCTAGAATATTTTCGACGGCGGACAGCGTAGAGCAACTCAAGGTTAGAATCGATGATAAGTTAAATAGGGTTAAAAATAATCAAGGTTACGCTGGAGATAATGATATAGATGACCTTATAGGGTACCTAGTATTATATAAAATAGCTAAATCTAGTTGATTTTTTAGTCGACTAAGAGTATACTCTAACATATGTCTGAAATTGAATTAGCTGATCATTTTGATCGCATGAATAAAGTAGTTGAAGAACTGCTAAAAGGTAATAACCCAACCCAAATTTCTACCCTTACAGGCTTTAAGAGGGCCGAAGTTGTTGAGTTGATAGGTGAGTGGAAGAATGTCGTACACAACGACACAGCGGCCCGTGAGAGGGCTAAAGAGGCTGTCTCTGGAGCAGATCAACACTACGCAATGTTAATTAAAGAAGCCTGGAAAACAGTAGAAGATGCTGATCAGGCTGGACAGCTTAGCGTTAAATCAGGGGCATTAAAATTAATTGCAGATATTGAAGGCAAGCGAATTGGTATGCTGCAAGAAGTTGGCCTATTAGATAATGCTGAATTAGCAAATCAAATTGCAGAAACAGAACGCAAGCAAGACATTCTTGTAAAAATATTAAAAGAGGTTACTGCCTCTTGCCCCAAGTGTAAGATGGATGTAGCAAAGAGACTTTCTCAAATTACTGGTATTGTTGAACCAGTTGTACTAAATGAAGAAGAGGCTAATGTTCTGTGAGCATGTTTACAAAGAAATGGATACTAAGCTGTGTCCAAAATGTGGCCTGCCTACACACAGCATTGATTGGAAAGAAGTAGCAAAGATTCATAAGGAATGGATTGATAGCGGTAAATCTACACCGCAGGGTTGGTGGTCAATATAATGGATTTAGATTTTAATGATTTAATTGACATGCTGGACGGCGAAGAATTTGATGAGCGCCCAGTTGATCTTCGTACATTCGTAACAGGCCCTGATTACCTTGGGCTTCCACCTCTTTCTGAATATCAATATATATTAATTGAAAAGTCTTCTCAGGTCTATAAAGAGTCCACGCTCATTAAGTTATTTGGTGAAGAAGAAGGCAAGAGAATGTTCAAGCAAACAGCAAATGAAGTTGTTGCTCAATTAGGTAAAGGTTCTGGAAAAGACTACTGTTCTACAATATCAGTAGCCTATATAGTATATTTACTGTTATGCCTTAAGGATCCAGCATCGTATTATGGAAAGCCACCTGGAGACTCTATTGACATTATCAATATTGCTATTAACGCACAGCAAGCTAATAACGTATTCTTTAAAGGGTTTAGAACACGAATCGATAAGTCTCCTTGGTTTGTTGGAAAATACACAGAAAAAGCTTCTGAAATTAAATTTAATAAAAACATTACAGTTCACTCAGGTCACTCAGAGCGTGAGGCGTGGGAAGGGTATAACGTAATCGTTGTTATCCTTGACGAAATTTCTGGCTTCAGCGTAGAGAATACCACTGGTCATGAGCAAGCAAAGACTGGAAGTCTTATATATGAGATGTACCGTGCTTCTGTAGACTCACGTTTTCCAGACTATGGAAAGGTTATTCTTCTTTCGTTTCCAAGATATAAGAATGATTATATTCAGCAAAGATATGATGACGTTGTGGCGGAAAAAGAAGTTATAACTAGAACTCATCACTTTAAGCTAGACGATCTGCTTCCAGACGGAACAGAAGGCAATGAGTTTGATATAGAGTGGGAAGAGGATCACATCATCTCCTACAAGTATCCTAGAATGTACGCACTAAGAAGGCCTACATGGGAAATAAATCCAACAAGAAGTATAGATGATTTTAAAGTAGCATTTTATAAAAATGCTCCAGATGCTTTAGGGAGATTTGCATGTATGCCTTCTGAAGCAATTGATGCCTTTTTTAAATCAAGGGAGAAGATTGAAAAAGCTTTTAGCAATATGGCTTTAGCCGTAGATAATTTTGGAAGATTTGAAGAGTGGTTTGCACCAGATCCAGATAAAGAATACTTCCTTCACGTAGACCTTGCACAAAAACATGACCATTGTGCAGTTGCTATGGCACATGTTCAAAAGTGGGTTAACGTAAAGGTAACTGATACATACTCTCAGCCAGCACCAATTGTAGAGATAGATGCGGTAAGATACTGGACGCCTACGCCAGACAAGTCTGTAGATTTTACTGAAGTTAAAGATTATATTTTGTCTCTTAGGACTAAAGGATTTAAAATAAGAGTTTGTACTTTTGATAGATGGAACTCTCATGATATGATGCAACAATTAAAACAATACGGAATTAACACAGAAACTTTATCTGTAGCCAAAAAACATTATGACGATATGGCTATGGTAGTAGCAGAAGATAGACTTAGTGGACCAGCAATTAAACTTCTGGTAGACGAACTGCTTCAATTAAAAATTATGCGAGATAGAGTTGATCACCCACGAAAAGGATCGAAGGACTTGGCGGATGCAGTTTGCGGTTCTGTTTATAATGCTATAAGCAGAAGTAGACCTCAAAATAACGAAACAATAGATATACACACTTATGATTCTTTAAAGTGGGATAGAGAAGAAGAAGATACAATATCTACAAACATGATAAGGCCTCCAAGGATGCCACAAAACTTATCAGATGTACTAGACGGAATGGAAATAGTATGAGTATATATCAAGAAAAAGCCAAAGAATGTAAATGCTGTGGAAAGCATGTCCCGCTTCCAACAACACTTAAGGAATATGGTGGCGTAATGCTATGTCCTACAAGCTTTGCAAATGTAATAGAGTATAAAAGATTATGGAAGTCTTTAGGGTCCAGGCCAGCTGGAAATATTAGAAAACATTTTTCTGAATATGTGCAGCAAATAGTGGAAACAACCATTGACAAAAATGAAGACGGCACGTTACAATAGAGACTTGGCAACAGTAGCCAAGTTGGTTAAGGCCCCGAACTCATAATTCGGCTATCGTAGGTTCAAGTCCTACCTGTTGCACAAAGGAGAAAAATGAAAGAGCCAGATGAAAGCGATGAAAGGTTATCCTATTATCTAGAGATTGGTGCAGTCAGTCTTGAAGGTATGGACGAAAACGGAGAAATGATATATAGCATAACCGAGCTTGCAAAAGACATTGCCCCAGAATTATGGCAATCTCATATAGAATACGTAGATAAATCTCTTATGGAATTATATGAACAGGGTTTAGTTGAAGTAGAATATGATGAAAACTTAGAGGCTACGCTTCACCTTACTGAAGAGGGTAAGAAAATAGCAAAGCTCAGAGGCCTTGTAGAAATGGACTTTAAGGATATTCCAAACGATTAATTTCCTAAAGTCTTGCAATGTTATCCTACATTTAACCTAAAGTTTCCAATAATATGTGTACCTATGTATTTTTAAAAGATATACTTTTAATACTATGAAAAATAAATCTATATTCATAACGCTAGCTTTGGTTGCTAGTATATTTACTCCACATCCCGCCACCGCATCAGAATATGTAGTTGGAGCGGGATCATCATTTATATCAAACTATCTTGACGCATGCAGAATTAGCTATGCCAAGGAAACTGGAAATACTATCACTTATTCTTCATTAGGATCTGGCGCTGGTAGATCACAATTAAACAGCAAGATTATCGACTTTGCTGGAACAGACACCCCATACAACCCAGGAGAGGCAAAGCCATCTGGGATAGTCTATGTTCCTTTTATTGCTGGACCCATTGGAGTCATTTATAGACTTGACGGATATTCAAAGCCCATACAACTTAAAAAAGAAACACTAGCTAATATTTTTGCAGGAAAGATAACAAAGTGGAATCACAAGTCAATTCTTGCAGATAACACAATTAAAGGTATTAAGCCAAAGATTCCATCAACACCTATTAGAATTGCTTATCGTGCAGACGGATCTGGAACAAGTCAGATATTTACAGAGTACTTAAATGCAGTAGCTCCAAAAATTTGGACTAAGGCAGGAAACAAAGACTTTAAGAGTGTTTATCCTGGAACAATATCTTTTAGTTCCCAGGCAGCGTCAGGATCTCATGGAG